ACATCTCTCTTCAAACTCCAGTGCCCTAAGTGTGACGAGCAGAACAGCTTTGCCAGTTTTATTCCACCTGAGTATCTAAGAGCGAGTGAGCACTGATGACCGACTACCAGCCCACCAAAGAAGAGATAGCACTATTTAAACAGCTTGTAGATGAGAACCGATACGACTTCTGTAAGCTCGTCTATATCCTTTTCCCCTTTGGTCAGAAGGGGCATGCACTTGAGCATAAGAAGCCTTACGACTGGCAGATGGAGGAGTGGGCTAAGCTGTCAAAGCACCTATCAGACCCCTCGACCAGATATAAAGGTTATCACCTCATTGTATCCTCTGGAAACGGAGCTGCTAAGACATCCTTCGGAGCCATGACGTATTTCATGGTCATGTACACTCAGAAGACCAGAGCTAGGATCACAGCCAATACTCAACCGCAAATGAAGTCAGTAGTTTGGCCTGAGTATGACGTTTGGTTCAGACACGCCAGATACAGTGAGTATTTCTTTGAGAAATTAGGCGAGTCGATCAAAGCCAAAGACTTAAACATGGCAGAGACATGGAGGCTCGATGCAGTCACATGGAACGAGGCAACACCTGCCAGCATCTCAGGACTCCACAATGCCGGTGGTGCGATAGTTTACATATTTGAGGAAGCCCCAGGTATTCCCGCGATAATATGGACCTACGCCTCCGGTGCGATGACAGACGTTGATACCATAAAGATATGGATGGCTTTCGGGAACTCAGATGACCCTGAGAGTAAATTTGAGCAGAACATGCAGTCATCTCTCTGGAACTCTCGCAGGATCGACACCAGAACGATGAAGCACGTCGACCCTGACCAGATAGCTAGATGGCTTGAGGAGTGCGGCGGTAACGAGGACCACGATGACTTCAGGGTGCGAGTGCGAGGGCTGCCAAGGAAGACAGCCAAGGACTCCATCATATCTCAGGAGCACGTCATTGCGGCTCTTGAGAGGGCTGTTAAGTTCGACGTGGCATCAGTCGGCATGCTGCCCCTAAAACTCATGTGTGACCCTGCTTGGACAGGCGGGGATGAGACTGTCATTTGGTACATGCAAGGTCACTACGCAAGGCTGCTTGAGCGGTACAGGCTCGACAAGACTCGCGGTGAGGATCACATGCTCACTTACAACAAGCTTTCACAGTGGGAGCGAGACTTGGGCGCTGACGTGGTGTTCATAGATCAAGGTGAGGGGACTGCAATCAAGACACTTGCCAATAACCAGGGGAAATACCACTGGGAGTTAATCTCATTTGCAGGTTCACCCAATGACCAGCCGGAGTTTAAAGACTCACAGTATGCGAATATCCGTGCGCAGATGTATTATGAGACAGACAGGTGGCTTCGCGAGGGCGGGATTTTAGACGCCAGAGATGTGACATGGAAAGAAGATATCAAGAAGCAGCTTTGTTGGACCAAAGGTGGGAGACATAAAGTCAATGGTAAGAAGCTAGCCGAAGCTAAGGTAGATATCAAATCAAGAGTTGGATCTTCACCTGATATTTCCGATGGACTGGTCTTAGGTTTTGCTAGACAGGTGCTTGAGCGGTTGCCGGAGAATGATAACTACGCAAACTCTGGGGATAAAAAAGTAGGAACCGGAGCTTATCAAATGCCTGAACACACCGCAGACTACAACGAGGACCTGTACGAGCGTCACTTATACGATTGACTTCTTGGATTCTTATGTAAACCATTGAAGTAATATGCAAATTAGACTTATGACCACATCCCTTGGAGAGTCCTATGGCAGAAAAAAAGGATGATGGGCCACCAAAGCCAAACTTCATTCGCATGGGCAACAACGGCACCGGCGGCGTCGGCGGGTTCTTTGATGATCTAGCGAAAAACCCAATTGATACTGCGATTAATGCAGGGTTGAATTATATTACTGCTGGTCTGGTTGGTTACGAGGATGGAAAAATTAAAGCAGGTGTGCTTACTCGTGCGGTAGATGAAGGTATTGGAGAAGTGACCGGGCGAAATCAAGGCCGAAAAAGAAACATGGAAGCAGCTGACGCCGTAGCAGCTGATGGGGTTGCAAGAGCTCAACAACTCGCTGATGAGCAGAAAAGAAAGCAAAGGCTGGATGTAGAAGCGTCGGTTAACGCTGGCCTTCTTACCCAATCACAATCATCTCAATCGAGAAATCAAATACTAAGTTCTGCAGAATCATCAATGACGAAAGACTTTTTGGGACTATGATGGAATATTCAAAAAGCGAATGTGAATACCTACGGATGCAGACCAAAGAACGCTTTGATAAAGTCAAAGAGGCTTGGATTAGCTGCGGTAGGTGGGCGCTACCTCACAGGACTAAGGTCCTGCTTGCTCAAGATCCCGGCCAGAGAAACAATCAGCATATCGTAGATTCAACTCATATTTTAGCCTTGCGTTCATACGTTGCAGGTTTTCTTGAAGGTAATACTTCAGCATCTAGACCATGGTATCGCATTGCTCACGCCGACCCTGATATCAACCGAGCGACTGCCAATCGAGAATGGCTTGATAAATTTACTCGGAGAACTCTCGTTACACTTACAAATTCAAATTTCTATCATTCTGCTGGTCAGTTTTATTATGACTTTGGGACATTCAACACAGGCGCTCATTATATCGATGAGCTCCCGAATGGTTTGCATTTTCACAATCTGACACCAGGGAGTTACTACTGTTTAAATAACAATCTGGGCGTTGCTGACATTTTAGTTAGAGAGTTTTCTCTGACAGTCAAAGCCTTGGTGGACACTTACGCCAAGAAGAAAAACGGAAAATGGGACTGGTCTAACTTTAGTGCTCGTGTGCGCAAGCTCTATGAGGACGGCAACTACGCGCAAAAGATCGATGTAGTTCATGTGGTTAAACCAAATGAGAAGTACGACATTGACCAGCCTTCCGCACTTCTGAATAAGAAATGGATCTCTCTCAGCTATGAGGTCGGTAGCACTAACAATTACACAGCGGGAGCTGAGTTAGGTTTAAGTACACCAAACCCTAAAGAAGCTAATGTTTTTTTGAAGATATCTGCTTCTAAAAGAAAGCCTTTTATTGTTGGCAAGTCTGAGTCCTCAGAGAACTTTGAATATGGGGAAAAAGGACCAACACTCGACTCTTTGGGTTTGATTAAGTCTTTGAATAAAAAAGCGATAGGTAAGGACTTAGCTCTTGACCAGATGCTTAAGCCCGCACTTCAGGGTCCTGCCAGCTTAAAGAAGTCTTACATTTCTTCAGCTCCAAATTCTTATGTTCCATTAGACGCTCAATCAATCAGCCAGGGTGGACTTAAACCGATATTTCAGGTCAACCCTGCGATCGCGGCATTGAACCAAGACGTGAGCGACATTCGCAATCAGGTCGAGAAGCTCTACTATGCTGACTATCTTTTGTATCTGACTCGTAATCCAAAGACCCGTACTGCTACCGAAACTAATGCGGTGATTCAAGAGCAGCAGTTAATCATTGGGCCTAACTTACAAAGCTTAAATTGGACCTACAATAATCCAGTTGTTGAGTTTGTTATGGACTACGTTCTCGACGAAGACCCGTATCTTGAGCCGGCACCTGACCAACTTCAGGGTCAGTTTCTGCGAACTGAGTTCATCTCGGTCTTTGCTCAAGCCCAAAAAGCTGCTGATTTACCCGTCATTGACAGGTTTGTTCAGATGGTTTCAAATGTTGGACAATTACAACCTCAGATTTTTGATAAGGTAAATTGGGACAGGCTAGCTGATCTTTATGAAGATCGATTATTTTTGCCCGCTGGACTTAATAATCCCCAATCAAAAGTCGATGCGTTGCGGGAGCAGGCAGCAATGCAGGCTCAAAGAGATAAGATGATGCAAGAGACAGTTCCGGCACTTTCCGGGGCAATGAAGAATCTAGCGTCTGCCAAAGGTTAAATAAACTTTTAAACGAAAGGGTTTAAAATGAAAAAAATTGTGTTGTTCTTGTCCCTGATTTTCGCCGGTGTTTGTGCTGTTGCTGGTTTTCGTGGTTTTCAAAGTACCACTAGCTTAGGGCTCTTTAATTCAATTAAGTGTGGCTCTGGCCTCACCTGTACGAGAGTAGGAAATGACTTCAGTATGATATCTTCACCTGTATTAGCCGGTAACGTAACTTTGACTGCAGCAAACGGCGCTGACATCAAGTTCATCTTGAACGCTGATAATTCAGACGACAGCGGCGATGAGTGGACGATGATGGCTGCCGCTTCAGGTAACGCTCTGTCTTTCTCTAATGACACTTCAGGTTCAGTTGTTCAAAAATTTGCTATCTCTACGGCGGGTGTTCTGACTCTTTCTGACAGTGAGACAATTACCAACGCTTCTGATGCGATCAGCCTTGGTTTTGACGATGCTGCTGCAAACGTAAACGTAGTAGCTTTTGAAGCAACAAACAGCAATATCACCCTGAAGGCCGATGAGTCTGACGACAACGGTGATGACTGGATGTTGTCCTCTGTAGCTTCAAGTAATGTTTTTACTATTTCAAATGATACAACAGGTTCTCAAGTCGCTAAACTTACTATGGCTGCTTCAGATGGTGACATCACTTTAACTGGTGGTATCACTGGTGACGGTGGAGACACTGTAAGTGGTTTCTTACAGAAACAGACAGCATCGACTACTGTTGCAATTACTGCAACTCAGTGCGGTGAGACTTTTGTTTCTAATAGCGCCGATGTAATGCAGCTACCTGAAGCTTCCACAGTACTTGGTTGCCGTCTGACTTTCATCTCTGGCACAGCCGATGATTTCGATATCAATCCTGCAGACGGTACAGACCAAATCTTACCAATCACTGCATCAGGTGGAACAATTTCACCTTCGGCGGGTGACGCAATTCGAATAACCGATCCAGGTTCATCTGTTACTCTTGAAGCCATCGGCGCTAATGCTTGGGCGGCTCGTGCTCATAACGGCGTTATTACCGACGTGAACTAAACTATGCTCTATAATTCCACGCAGCAGACGAATATAGATATTAGAGAGCAAGCTGAACACCAGCGGGTTCTCTTAGCTATTCAAGCTGTGTTGGCGACCAAAACAGGAAAAGAGTTTATCAAGTATCTTTTCAAAAGTTTTGAGGTGGGTGAGCTACCACCTGTCGGTACTTCGGGAGAGTTTCTGCACGGGCACTTAGGTTTTCTAAGGGCCGGTAATTCGATTTTTAAAATCGTATCTGAAGCTAATCCCGATCAAGCCGGTCTAATTTTAGCTCAAATAGAAAAGGAACGACATGCTGACATTGAAACCACTTAAATTTGAAGAAGCTGTAGCACCTGAAGGTAAACCGTCAGGGCCACCGAGTGACCCCGTAACCCCTGCTGTAGATGAATTTGGCTATACTAAAGATGGTCCTGAAGTTCCAGTTGTAGAGAAAAAAGCAGAAGCGCCTGTAGAAAAACCTGTTGAGGAAGTTACACTGTCTGCAACAGGTTACGAAAAGGCTCCCCCAAAAGTCGAGGAAGCAAAACCTGCTGAGGTTCCACCTGTAGTAGAACCTAAAATCGAATTAGGGTATGAATTAGACGCTAAAGACCTAGACTCTAAAGAAGTAACCAAGATCAAAGAGTTTGCAAAGACTCACTCATTAACCAAAGAAGCAGCACAGGCTTTTCTTGATCAGAAGCTCTCTGAGACCAAAGCGGCCACTAAGAGTTACGAAGATCGAAAACTCGCTGCGGAAAATGCAGTAAAAGAAGTTAAAATTAATTGGGACAAAGAACTCCGCACCGATAAGACTTTTGGCGGGGAAAACTTTGAGAGAAACATCATGCAAGCCGAACGGGTATTATCTGAAATGATGCCTGAGACAAAAAAAGCATTGACAGAGCGCAAGAGCATGTTGCCTCCTTATGTTATGCGCGATTTGGCAAAACTTGCGGAGACTCTTTATAAGCCTGAAAAAATGATTCAAGGTGAATCGTCTATTGCCGAAAAGAAGAATGAAAAAGAAGTTAATCATTTAGATTTTTATACATAAGTTAAAACCTTAACAGGAGAATTAAATGGCAGCTCTAGGTACAAAATTAGTTACACTCGCCGATGTTGCGAAGGGTAAAGACATTCAAATCGGTAAAGTTGCCGAAGTCCTCGTTCAAGAAAACCCGATGTTAAACGACATCCCTTATGCGGAGATGAACGAAGGTACAATTCATAAAGAAAGTATCCGTTCAGCATTGCCTGCGGTTTACTACCGTAAGGCCAATCAAGCAATTCCTGCTTCTAAATCAACAATCGAAGAACGCACATTTCAGTCTTCTCACTTTGAGTCTAAGTCTCAAATGGACGCTGTTGTTGCAAGTCGCGGCGGCGCTAGTCGCATTGCTTTCAATCGATGGAATCAGGCAACTGGTCACATCCAAGCTCAAGCAATCGAACACGCTAATTTGACTATTTATGGATCTCCTGAGTCTTCAACTTTGAAGTCTGCAGGTTTGATGGATGTTTACTCAACAGTAACTGAAGCTACTTCAGAGACTGCAAAACAAGTAATTGATGCCGGTGGTACTACTACCGACAATTCATCTATCTTGTTGGTTCATTGGGGTGAGATGTCTATTTTCGGTGTTTACCCTGTAGGAACTACAGCAGGTTTGAAGCGCACTGACCGCTCAGCGGGCGGCAAGCAAGTTCAAATCTCTGCACTTGATTCCAATGGTGACGCTGGAACTTTCTGGGGCTTTGAAGAGCAATTTGAAATCGATCACGGTTTAGTTGTGAAAGATTTCCGTCAAGCTTCTCGTATCGCTAACATTGACCCAGCTTTGTTGTTGTCTGGTGTTGGTGCAGCGAACTTGATCGACTTGATGATCAGTGCTCACTACAAAATTCACAATCCACAAAATGGTACGGGGATCTGGTATGTAAATCGCACCATCGAAGCTTTCTTGCATAAGCAAGCTTTGACTGCTGTCGGTGCAGGTTCCGGTTTGAACTACATGAACTATCAAGGCTCACCTGTTTTGATGTTCTTGAATAAACCTGTTCGTCGCTCGGATGCTTTGTTAAACACTGAAGACCGAGTATTGTAATTTTATAAAATATGCGGCTTAAGAAATTGAGCCGTTTAAATTTTTAACGGAGGATTTTCCATGAGATTCGATATTCAAAATCAACTATGCGTAGCGCAGGAATTTACCGGCGCAGCTACAGTTTCAGCTAACTCTTACCAAAAACAATCTGCCGAACAAGATTTAAGTATCGGTCGTCAGATGTCTTTGTTGGTAGTTCCGACAGTTGCATCTGGTGCAGGTTCTACTCACACCATGGAAGTGATTCAGGCTGATGTTACAGCATTGACCACAGGTTTAGCTGTTCTTTCAAGCATCACTGTTTTGGCAGCAGCCTTAACTGTTGGAAGCGTTCACGAGATTCCAATTCCAAAAGGTGTTATGAGTAAACTGCATCTCGGTTTCCGCAACACTTCAAGTGGTGGAACTACCACAGTTACTTTGGACGTGTATCTTGTCCCTTCTGATGAGATCGCTAGCTATAAGGCTTTCCCTAAAGTTGTAGACGCAGCGGTAGCTTAATATGGAAGAGGTTAAAAAGAGCGGGCTCATGCCTGCTCCACCCTCTTCAGGTCGTCGACCTAAAGTCGACGGTGAAGCTACTGTTCAAGGTGTGGACCAGCCAGAGAACGCTGTTGCAAAAATGCCCCCTGTGCAAGTTGTTGCCCAAAGAGCGGGATTTTACGGCAATGTGCGTAGGAGTGTCGGGGATAAATTTATGATTACCGATATTTCTCGACTTGGTAAATGGATGAAATTAGTTTAAATGATTGAGGGAGCGGGATGTACACGAAAGCTAAAATTTTCAATTTGGCTCTGGGTGCCCTGCTCCTAACGAAAAGAATTTCAGACACTGAAACTGACACGTCCACCGAGTGTCAGACTTTAAATGTTCACTATGAGACGGCACTTCTAGCCACTCTCGAAGATCTCGATTTAGATGCAACCTCAAGTCAAAAAACTCTCGAGCTGCGAGTTACTGCACCAAACGACCTCTGGCTTTTCGCTTACAAGTATCCTACCGACTGTGCTCTGATTCGTCGGATACAAAACAGTGCAGTATTAAAAGATACGAGAAGCACTCAGATATCTCGCAGGGTGGGACTCCATGTTGGTGAGAAGGTCATTTTCACCAACCAAGAAGGTGCGATCTTAGAATATATCTCTGACAATGTTCCTTTAAACTCCCTCAGTGCCAACGCAGGTCTTGCTGTGGCCTACAAGCTTGCAAGCTTAGCAGCACCGTTAATTACTGGAAAAGCTGCCGATAAATTACGAAAAGAAATCAAACAAGATTACGTCATTGCTAAAGCCGAAGCTCAAGAGCACGACAGAATGGAAAACGCAAACTTCGATGATGATGCTACGATGTCGGAGTTTGTCGAAGAACGGATTTCGTAATGGCACAAAAGATTCAATCCAGCTTCTCAGCTGGAGAACTTGATCCAGCACTTCACGAGCGAACCACTTTTGATAAATACAAGACAGGTTTAAAGACTCTAAGAAATGCGATCATTGGGAAAACCGGAAGAATTGTTTCTAGGGCCGGAACCAAGTACGAACGGGCAACAAGAAATCCTATCCTAGCGCCAATCACTTTTACTGTAGACGCAGGTATTGATACCGTAATTGTCAGTGCTAATAGATTTCGTGACGGTGATAAGGTCATACTTAGCAGTACGACAACACTGCCTGCACCTTTTGTAGCGGGTACGACTTATTTCGCGCAGTACGCAAATTCAACCAGCATCCATCTCTGCGCAACTGCTGCAGATGTTCTTGCAGGTGTTAATTTTATAGATATCACTACAGCAGGGACAGGCACTCACACATTGACACCTGTAAATCCTATTAAGAAAAGTATATTATTCGCTGTGCCTTATACTGATTTCTTTTTGGAGTGGGGTCACGGTTACGTAAGAATCCATGATACTAGAGACAACAGTGTAATAGACGCCGATCATCTAATGACCGAGAGCGATTTACCCTATGTCCAATTTGTGCCTGCAAATGGTTATGTGAATGTTTTTTGCAAAGACAACTTTGCTCAAAAAGTTACAGTAGGTGCGCTCGATACCACTGACCCTTTCAGAACCTTGCGAATTGAAAAGATACTTATAGGTTTTGTTGGCATAGAGGGGCCTCTGACAGAGCAGAGTCGATCAATTACGGGAACAGGGCAGGATGTTCAATACGCTGTTTCAATGGTCGCTGACGGTGAAGAATTTACTGCTTCTTCTCTTACGTTTGCGCTATTGCCGATAAGTGCAGCCCAAAAGAATACCATTGTAATCAGTAAAGTCGGGAACCCTAAAGTGGACTCACTGAGGATCTACCGAAGACCTCTCAACGGTATAGCTTTCGGTTATATGGCAACAGTTACAGCAGGGGCTTCTACAGGGACCTTTACTGATTACGGGGAAGATGTTGACTACACTGAGCAACCTATTCTCCCCATAGATCAAAATTATTCATCTACTATAATCAGTGTGGGTTTTCGTGGTCGCACAGGTTGCGTATACCAACAGAGGCTCCTAGGTACTGATAATCTAAACGAAGAATTAATTTTCGCGTCACGCACAGGTTACAGAGCAAACTTCTGGAGAGACGTACCTTACAGCGTCGACTCGGGTCTTGTTTTTAAATGCGGAACTTCTGGTTACGCTAGAGTTTTATATTTGATAGACAGCGGCGGTCTTCTTGCTTTCACCACAGCTGGAATATTCATGAATACAGGCGGGCTTTCACCCACTAACGTAAGCTTTGAAGAAAAAGGCAGCTGGGTAGCAAGTGACACTCTTGTACCATTAAAGGTTCCTGGTGGTCTTCTATTCGTCGACAGAACGACCAATAGTATCCGTAATTTAATTTTTTCAAACGAGGCCGGAGGTTTTCCCGGTGACGAAGTGAGTGTTTTCAGTGACCACCTTTTCCGTGGCAGAACAGTAATTTCGTGGGCTTTTCAAGACGGAGAGACGCCTTTAGTTCACGTTGTGTTTAACGACGGTAAGGCTGCTGCTTTTAACTATGACCGCGAACACAAAATGAGAGCATGGGCAAGAGCAGATACAGACGGACTTTTTGAGTCTGTAACAGTTAAGAAAGACCTAGCTGGTCGAAGCGTTGTTTACTATGTGGTTAATCGTGACGGCAATAGAGGGATTGAGTCCGGCACCGATCGCACACTTACCACGATTAAAGATCTTGTATGCATGGACTCTTCTGTTTCTTATAACAGTGAGTTAAGTGCTGGAGCATCTTTAGATGTAACAGCTAATGACCCTATGGACTGGGAAGGACTTTTAACACTTACCTCCGACATTGCAATTTTTGCCAACACAACAGACCTTGGTGCTATTGGTTCTATTTTTAGGATGTTTGATTCTGACGGGGCTGCTGTTGATTTAACTGTCACAGCCTACACGAGTACAACAGTCGTAGAAGCTACGCCTTCTGTGACCTTCCCAAGTGCTGAGTCGACAGATATTACAATTTACCGAACCTACTCGACGCTAACAGGACTTTCACATTTAAACGGTAAGATTGTTTCTCTTATGGTCGACGGATATGTCGAGGCTTCACCGAATAATGATGTGGAGAATTACGGGGACCTCTTGGTCTCTGGTGGCGGGGTTACGATCCCCAGTGGTCGCAGAGGGGCTTTTGTTCACGTAGGGCTTCCTTTCACCTGTGACGTTGAGACTTTGGACATCGATACGGTTGAGCAGAAGCCTGCACTTCTAGAAGCTAAGATGGTCCAAAAAGTGAATGTTAAAGTCTTCAACTCTCGAGGCTTGTACGTCGGTTCAACTTTCCCTGAGAACGACTATGTGCAGGGGCTGACTGACATTGAAACTAGGAGTGAGGACATAGACCTTGGGAACATAGGTAATGCTTCTCAAGTTTTACAGACTAAGAGAATTGAAATTATTATCCCGAACGACTGGGACAGTAACGGTAGAGTGTGTTTTAGACAGGTTGACCCGTTACCTTTTGAAATTCTATCGATCATCCCTGATCTGAATATTGGAGGTTAACTTGCCAATTCCATTAGGTTACGCAGCTCTAGCTGGTTTTCAATTAATCAGTTCTTTCCAGCAAGGCGAGACGATTCGAGACAGTGCTGCCATTAGTAGAGAAGTTTCTGAACTTAACGCTATGTACGCTGAGATAGACTCTTACGAGGCTGAGCAGCAAGGTTTAACAGAAGAGGCGAGATACCAAAGTGTTATCGACTCAACCATTAGCGCACAACGATTAGCTTTTGCGGTCCAAGATGTTGACGTAAATACAGGTATGGCTAAAGAATTACAGAATGAGTCAAGATTGGTTGGGATGCTAAACAAGATGGATATTAAAAACCAAGCTCACGCAAGAGCATTAGGGTTTAAAAATCAGGCTCGCCAGTATCGACTACAAGGTGCAATGGGTCAGGCACAAGCAAGCGGTGAAGCATCAGCAGTACAGAGTGCAGGGATAATGGGTGCTCTTAGCACAGGTCTTTCAGGTTACGGCAGTAGAGCAGCAAAAAAATAAGCAGGAGGCAACGTGCCGGTACAGGTTCCAAGATTAGAGCGGTTTGCGCCGCAAGGTGAACAGAGTGTCGGTAGACTTGAAGTCAATTTACCTGACCCGTCACGCGCACAAGCTATTCAAACTCAAGCAGCTGAAGGTTTAGTAAAAACCGTAGCTAATGAATATCAACAGTACGAGAATCAAAAAGCTGATACCGAGTCTAATGTCGCTCAAGTTGAGTACCATAACCGTCTATCAGGTGAGCTAGAGAACGTAAAGAGACTAGAAGGTAACCCTACACCTCTATATGAAAAATTCGATGAAGACTCAGAGAAGACATATTTAGAAATCTTAAATAAGTACAAGGATGCGTCTCAGACTACAAAGACTGCAGTTCAAGAGAAGCTCGACAATGTAAGAGGTAAGTTCTCAGACCGAAGACTTTCTGCGTATTCCAATCAATCTGAGAAATATGACGAAGGCGTTTTCATTTCTACCTTGGCAATCCATAAAGATGACATCATAGATGCCACAACTTACGTTGACCCAAATGACCCTAAAAGTACGATAGGCTTAGATGTTCAACTAAGTAAACTCAGCG